AGTAGCGATTGCTCTATTCCTTCTGATGACCAGTGCAAGTGTTATACTGGCTTTTCGGCTTATGTTGTTGATCCGGGAAAAGGAAGGATAGTAAGTCTTACCCCCTACAGGTTCCAAACCAACTCAGTTAACTCTGGGGACAATTTGTTGTCTGAACTTTATTTAGTTAAAAGTCAGTATGGTAAAATACCCAGAGGCCTACCTTTTGAATTAACTGTTGATATGATGGAAGTCCAAACCGACAAAGGCAAAAACAAATTTCCTCTGTGGAATCTAAAGGCCTATGGTACCATGGAACAAATCAATTCATTTGTGCAGCGTACACAGTTACCGACAAATGAGAATAATTCCATCATTGCCGACCCGTCTAAACTTCTGCAGTCTAAGGCAAGTGCAGAAGATTCGAACGAGGGCGACGAACACCCTTATCCTGAAAACGAGGGCGAAAAAGAGGCTGCAGAATTTTTTGAAGGTATTACCGGAGAGAAGCCCGATGTTGTTGAACAGGTGAATTCAGATGATATTCTTCAACGTCGAGGCCTTTTATCTGATATAGTACTGGATCAGTCTGACGTTAAGGGTGTTTTAGCACAATCGATTAAGATCATTATGGAATTGTGTAATCAGAACAAAACGTCTGCCCGGAAAAAACTTAAAGAATATTCCAAGGTTGAAGACGCTCACCCTTCAGGGTATGATTCATCCGCAGATATTCTGGAAAAGGGCGGTAATTCGCTCGTTCAATTAGTATTTGAGCGTGTCAAGAAAGATTACCGGGATCATCTAACTAAAATTGAGGCAGATGAAAACCAAGGAGACCTGCTCAATGGAAAAAAGTGAAAAAGTAACTCATCCCCCGTTTAATCATCAAACCATTGACGGATTGTGCGATTTGATGATGCAAATAAACAACGGGGAGAAATTATCACATGACCGGGTGTACAACATATTCTATCGTGTAACTTCGTATAAGCAAGAATCAAAACCGAACAACCAAGGCAAGACCCGGAAACTTCAATCACCTAAATTGTACAAAGAGGTAATCAGAAGGCTAACGCAACGTGGTGATTTGAATGCCAATTAAGCCACCAAAAGTAGATAGTAAGCAACATGAGCAGGAGATACTGGGGATATCATTAATAAGTGATGGGGATGCGGAGAGGGTATCCAAAATCCCCAGTTCCCTGTTCTACTATAGCAGGCATCGAGAGATTCATAAAGTCATTTGCCTTCTGGTTGAACAAAAGCAAAAAATAGATATGCTTGCCCTGATCGCTAAGTTAGGCGATGAATATCAGGTTGCTGTTGCAGAGATTGGGCAGTATGGGTTGAACCCGGGGTCACTCCACCAGCGTGTTAATGAACTTAGGGACATTAGGTTCAAACATACCGTTGCCAACCTACCGCCAGATACCAGCATAGAAGAACTTGAAGACCTGATAGACAAATATAAACCAGAACAGGAAGAGGACCGCTCATATATCCCGGACCGGGATGAGTTATTAGAAAAGGTTATAAAATACAGGTACACTGGGTCCCTTGATTCTATGTCCTGTGGGTATGATGGACTTGAAGATATATATCGTGTAGCAAAGGGCCAACTCGTTGTATGGACCGGGATTCCCGGACATGGCAAGAGTACGTTTATCGACAACATTGCCGTACGGATGGCTGACAAGTTTAGTTGGAAGACCTGCTATTTTTCACCGGAATCTTACCCCATCGAACAACATTATGCCAGACTTATTGAGATACACACGAAATTAAGTATGGCGAATAAGACAACAACGGTACAAAAGATATCTGAGAAAAAACTTGAAGAGAGTTTTAATTTTGTGTACGAGCATATTAAATCTCTTTATATCCCACCAGATGAAAGAACCTTGGATGGTATTATGTCGCAGGTCACCTCGGAGTATGATTCATTTGTTCTCGACCCTTGGAATGAGATAGAACATAAGCGTGATGCAGCCCTCAGCGAGACCGAGTATATCGGTAAAACCCTAATGAGGTTGAAGGCTTACGCAGTGTTCAAAGATATACATGTTGATTTGATAGCACATCCCAAAAAACTACAAAAGGATGAGAACGGTAAATATAATGAACCTGAACCTTATGATATCTCCGGTAGTGCTAACTGGTATAATAAACCAGACATATGTGTAACTATTCATAAGTCCGGGAATGGTGAGGGTGAGTTTCATGTAAAAAAAGTAAGGGTCAGGGGCACAGGCAGGTTAACTCATAAGGAACCAGTATTATTCACTTTTAATTGGGAAAATCAAACCTTTGAAGAAAAAGAAAAAAATGAGAAGAAGAGCGAACTACCGATATAAAAAGAGGTACAAAATGAGACCATTAGAACAACAACAGAAAATGAATAAAACCGAGGCACGATATGCGGAACTTCTCGAGTTACGGAAATTGGCTGGGGAAATATTGGATTATAAGTTCGAACCGTTTAGGCTAATATTGGCCGGGAACACATCGTATTGCCCCGACTTTTTAGTTGTCTTTAAGGATCACTTTGAAATACATGAGGTGAAAGGCTTCCTCAGAGATGATGCCAATGTGAAGTTTAAGGTTGCAGCAAGAACTTTCCCTTGGTTTAAATTTATAATGATATTTTGGAAGAAAAAACAGTGGGATTATCATGAAATTTCAAAGATATAATTGCAAACATTGTGGGGAAGAGTTTGAGCGGAGAAAATTATCAACTTATACCCCAAAATTTTGTAGTATGAAATGTGCCAATGAATATCAAACACTTAACCCATATAGGGGTGAGAGAAAGGAGAGAATAATTCAAACCTGCAAGGAATGCGACAGGGAATTTGCCGTATTGCCGAGCAGGGCAGATAGAAACCTTTTTTGTTCTACAAAATGCCAATACACATGGAGATCAAAAAAAATGTCCGACAAAGGAAATCCAAATTGGCAAGGAGGAATATCCAGACTCCCATATCCATTTAATTGGAAGGAAATTTCTGCAAAGGTGATCGAAACGCAAAGAGTGTGTATGAATCCTATGTGTGGTTACAACGGTAGGCTGGTCACACATCATATTAACTATGACAAAACAGATTGTGGAAAAATGAACCTGATCTGCTTATGTGAAAAATGCAACTCTGCAGCAAATTTTAATAAAAAAGAATGGGAGATATTATATGCGAATATTAATAAAACTTTTTACGAGTCCATTGATTTTTTTAATGGGGCTTAAATTAATGCATCACCATGTATATTACGGCTTTAAATCATCTGTTAGGCTCGTGAAAGCATTGTCGGACGACACAACACACAAATCGAAGGAGATTAGTCATGGAAACACAAGCACCCATCAATGAATACCGCTTAGTTTTCAAATCAGAATTAATCCCAGCACCAAAGGCTTATAGAAAAGAGGACGATTGTCCTATGGTCAGGGAAACCCGATGTATTATTTATGTAGGAGAAGAAGAAATGCCTGTCGCATTTGCCACTGTAACGCAGCACGTCAGGGATCAGGATAATAAGTTCATTGGGCAGAAGAGGGCATTAGAGAAGACACTTAGAGATTTTGCTGCAGGGGATATTAACAAGGATGTCAGAAAGGAAATATGGGCTGAGTTTTTCAGAAGGTCACAGCATGGGTGTGATCTGATCGGGATACCATTCCCGGGGAGACCATCAATAAGGCCACTCGATAGTCAGGGGTTACCTGATCTGAGGGCACGAGTTTAATTCTGTGCCCAGAAGAGTACTAATAGTCATCTTATAAGCACAAATTTAAACCAGAAAGGAGAGATATTTGGAACACAAAGTTAGAAAGGTACTGAGTCTGAACATGACTCTGAATGACCGAGAGATGAAAGCACTGGCAGCCTGCCTACAGCATGTAAACTTCGACCAGTCAGAATTAATGAAGGAACGGAGAGAGGAATTAAAATTATTTGCAGAGAATTTCAGGAAGGTATTGATTGAGGCAACAGATTGAAGTAAGCATGGCTGCAGTTTGTAGCATAAAAAAGCCCCCCAGAACTTAATCTGAGGGGCTTTGTTGTTATGAATCATTATTGTACTTCATCCGGTTAAATGCTGCCTTCCATTCTTTCATCGAATCAATCATGGATGACTTAGTGAATTTAAACTCTCTTCTACAGTAGGTACACCGGGCGATGGGTTTTTCCACTTCCCGGGCGGTCAACTCAATTCTGGTTTCGCACATCGGACAAACGGTATGAAGTATAAATTGTGAATAGTTTGTACGTTTCATAGCGATACCCCCAGAACCATCTCATATACAGTGAGAATAGTCCACAGCATTATGCAAAGCACTCCGCTAAAGTATGCAACGGACTTCGTTACACCTATTTGCTGGAAGTCTTTCAGTTCCCAGTGAATCAACTCTTCATCCTGCCACAGATTTGCTTTAACGGCAATGGCAATACAGAACAATCCAAATAATAATAGTAACATAATTTACTCCTTTTCTTTTGGCTGAATCTCTGATTTGATACCTTTCACAGCCAATAACTCGAGGGCTGCCTGAAAGGACCGGATATCATTTACTTTTTGATATTGCTGGACCATCACAATAACTTCCGGGGATAATTGTAACGTCTTCTGTACTTTTCTCATATCGTCTCCTTTACCCTGTGTATGGATAACATACCAGATATCTGTAAATGTTCTCACCGATTTTCTGTAGTGAGTAGTAGGAACCTAATCCGTAAGGGAAACCACAGCGACCGTCAAACCTGTCTTTGTCTGTGGCCTTGTTCTCTGCTGGTCTGATAAATTCTTTGCAGAACTTCTCGACTTCCTTTTCATCCCTATCAGAATATATCTTATATTCGAATATGGAATCCTCATATGGTTTAGTCTGACCGGACCGGATTACATCCCAGTGAATTAAAAATGTTTTCTCTGGCATAATTAACTCCTTTCGTTTAACGTGTTACGTTATAGTGGGTATAGATGGATTCGAACCACCAAAGGTCAGCGACCAACAGATTTACAGTCTGCCTGAGATTTCCCATTCTCAATATACCCAACAGCCTATTGAACTTGAACAATTTTGCGTTTTTTGTCATAGCGAATAAATATATAAGCATCTTTCGGTGCGTCATTGATGCCGACATACTGACCATAATGACCACCAAACATGGTGGCTATAACAAAATCCTTGCCTTCGTTCCAATCTTTCTTAACGGCCTTCTGTGACGTATAGTCCCTACCATATGCTGGTAACAAAGTTAATGAAGTCATTTTATACTCCTTTTGGTTAGTGTAAATAGCACCCGGCAACAGAATCGAACTGTTGTGCGACCATCCCGGGTGTAAGGAGTTAGGGAGTCACAGTCACAGACCTTGTTCAGGCGTTAACTGTGGACTCTGTACGGGGACTCACGCTTTCGGCTTTTCATCTCTACTGTAGAGAATCCGCAGGGCTGTGCTCCGCATTGACCAGAGTCGATATTTTCGACCGGAGTTGAATAAATCAACTGGGAACAATGTAATTATAATTATAATACGTGTCAAATTTATTTTTAATATTTTTTTATAAAATGTATAATTTGATATTGATTTGTAGGCCCTAAATGATTATATTCTTTTGAATTTAACCCGGAGAAAAAAAATGGAAAAAAAATTTATTAATGCTCAGGAATGTGCTGAGTATTTACATGTTACTACCCAGACTATAAGTAATTGGGCCAGAGAATTTAAGATACCGTTCTATAAGCCTCACGGGAAGTTATTATTCATTAAAGATGAAATCGATCAGTGGGTGATGGCATCCAAGGGGGTGAAGAATGGCTAATCCTCAACCTGATCAATATACCAGAATAAGCAATGAATATCTCGAAGCATTACTCCAGTATAATATCCCCGGCAATCCCAGAAGAATACTCGATACTATCATCAGATATACTTGGGGATTCCACAACAAATCAAACCCAATTGGTATCACATTATTCAAAAAATCGACCGGAATGAATGAAAAAAACATCCGGGAGTCCATCAAATGGTTGCAAAGCAGAAAACTTATTGGTATTAACACCACCAAGTATCGCCATGAATACAGTATAGTCAAGGATTACACCAAGTGGAAAGATGGGGGTTATATTACCACCAGTTTTCCCAAACATGGTGGTAATGATACCCTCTATGGTACTCAGGAAGAAACTAATGGTAATGATACCCCCAAACTTAATGGTCATGATACCATTACAAAAAGAAAAAAGAAAACTGATAAAGGGGATCACCCGAAAATATCATCCAATGTCCCCTTCAGTGAAAAAGAACTTTTGGAAATCTATAATGGCAACAACTTCACTTTTGATTTTGAGAAGTTTGTTACATGGTGGGATGAGGGCACAAAGGTTTTAAAAAGACCTAAATCGGCTATGCTTAATTGGCAGGGTAAAGAACCACCACCACCAGAACCAGAGAAACCTAAACCAAAAAAGGGAACAAAGGAATGGTATGAGTCCGGGCCAACAATGATGCCTACCTACACCATATTGAATACCAGATGCGTCAAAGATATTGAAAAATTCCAAGATGAAGATTTTATCATTCAAGGAACATTGGATGGGTATGACTTCAAAAGACGTAAAGAGTTTACTCCAGAAGAAGCCCTTAAGTTTTTAGCAAAAGTTAACCCGGAATGGCAAAAAAGTGGATACAAAAATTTGTTCGATAAATTAGATTGGAAATTCATAAAATTATATTATAATTTAGAGCGATCAGAATTCGATCCCAACTATAAAGAGGAACTACCAATATGATCGCTGTGGACCAGTGGATGAAAATGAATAACGGATATAGATTTATTTCAGGATGCAATATGCACCATGGGCATGACAATGAAGAACCACAGCCAAAAATGAAAAAAAGCATTGAGGTTGAAATAAGCCTACCAGATAAACCAGAACCAATCACAAAAATAAAAAAATACAATGAAAGGTCGAAATGAAAAAAAGAAGTGAAATTGTTATGTGTGGTTCAGTCACACTTGCCAGATTATACTGCGAAGACTGCGAAGAATACCAACTGGTTGGAGTTAAAAACAAAAGATGTCCCAACTGTGAAGGGAAATTGAGACATACAAAAAATGTTGAAGTAAGAAAAATTGGGAATGGGGTTGAAAGAAAACATCTCCCAAAGGGTGAGATAGATAAACTAACAAAAGAACAAAATGGGAAATGCTACTGGTGCGGAAGAGAACTTAATTATTACTATATCAAAAAAGGCAAAATAATAAAATCAAAAAAACATGCTGATCATATTATTCCATACAGTTATCTCCAGTCAAACCCAAAAAACAACTGGGCGATAGTCTGTAGCGTGTGCAACTTAATTAAAAGTGATAAAAATTTTACCAGTGAAAAAGAAATTAGGAACTACATACTTGATAAATGGGATAGCAAAAATTTTGAAGTGCTTGCCACTGACCATGATTAAAATGCCCCTCTCGTGTGGTGCAATAGTGGTACAAGCGATTTAAATACCTAAAATGTAATATTCCACATTTTAAACAGAAAATCGCTTAGAATCAAAATATGGAAGAAATAGAGGCATAAAATGAAGAAATCACAATCAAAAAAAGTCACTGAAAAAACTGAGGGCGATCAGGCAGTTATAGTCAGTAAAAAACGGATGACTCAGATGATATCCGAGAAGATAAATGAGGGACATCGGGACGTGTTCAAGGACGAGTCGGTCGACAAAACGCTCAAAACGCCCAAATGGTTAAAGAAAGAGAACACAATTCCTTATCTCAAGATGATTCAATTGCTCGTATCAGCACAATTTAACGATATTTCCAAGTTTTCCCGGGAAAACAAGGTCAGTAGGCAGACTATTTATGAGTGGCTTAAGTCCCCAGATACCAAGGACTTAGTGGATGAATTCATCAAGGCCCTCGCTGTTGCTGATAAGGCCAAAGTATATCAGATGATATTGGCTAAAGTGCCCGACAATCCGGGCTTTGCGAGGCTTTGGATGGAGAGATACGAGGGATATCGCCCAGAAGAACCAAGGTCCGGCAATGTGACCATCAATTTCAACTTTCTTGATCCCCCCAAGAAGCCTGTCAAAGAGGCAGAGGATGCCGAGTATGAAGAACAATAGTCAACAATACTACACAATCTTACACACCCCCCAACATAATTGCACAAAAAGTTGTGACATAAAAAATATTATGATGTCTCTGCTTTCCTAATGTAACATGTAAACTAACCCATTCTCCCTGCTGTGTTATAATGGTATCCCATATTAGCCCCCCGGGGGTAGGGGGTGGCCCCCCCCCACTAACTTCCCTACGGGACATATTATTATTTATACATGCCCACGTAAGTCCCGACCTTTAAAAATTACCTAACAAAAGCATGCTTATTTCCCTGTGTTAGGTACCATACCCATATTATATTTTTATATAAAAAAATTTGCATTATATATCCCTGTACATTATATTACCATGTGTCACCCAACATAGGAGAAGTAGACATGTGGAAACATATTGATGGTTTTGGGGATAGGTATAAGATTTACAGTGATGGAAGGGTTTATAGCGAGTATAAGCATGGTTTTTTGGTTCAATATCCGAATGAAAAGGGTTATTTGCGTGTTGCATTACATTTAGACGGAAGGCAGCGCCAATTCAGGGTTAGTCGACTTGTCGCTTTGGCTTTTCTTCCAAACCCAAATGGTTATTCGACTGTTAACCACCGGGATGGGGACAAAACAAATAATGATGTTTCTAATTTAGAGTGGTTGAGTAATCGGGACAATATTGTTCATGGGTATAAGAATGGTTTTTTTCCTCGTGGTGAGGATCGTCCCGGGGCAAAGTTAACAATGGCTGATGTTTTAGAGATAAGACGCATATATTCGTCTGGGGAAATTGGTTATCGATTACTTGCTAAGCGGTTTGGTGTTAATAGGTCAACCATTAGGCGAATTATTAAAAGGGAGATGTGGGATCATGTATAAAACATCTAAGGGCGTTGAAATATCTGGTCAGGTTTTGGTGGCCATGAAGTCTCGTGGTTTATCCGAGTCTGATATTGCTTGCGAATTCAACATTTCCCGTATGCAATTATATCGAATACGGAAAAAGAACAATTGGCTGGTGACTAACCGCAGCACAAGGGGACAGGTTCGTGTACCTGATAATGAAAAAAGGGCACGTAAGAATGCCTATATGGCTGATTATTACCAGAGAAATAAGCCAGACCCGGTTAAAAGGGATCGTTCTTGTTTTTACTGTGGGAAAGAGGTGGATGGCGGGCCTTTCGCAAACAATAAATATGTCTGTCCCACATGTATTTCTACGATTTAACTTGCATCTGTTCTATCACTATATTATATTTGTGGGAACCATTTTACAAAGGAGATTGATTATGGCAGAACAAGAGGAAGAAGTCATTATATCAAGGGCATCGGCATTTTGGCTTGGTTGTTTTATAGGTGCGACGGTTTTTATGGCGGTATATCTAGTATTCGAGACTGATTATAGTCAAGGCTATCGTCAGGGTCAGATTGATGCTATTCGTGGTGACATAAGGTATGAGCGTGTTGCTCCTGATAGCGTGTGGAAGGAGATTAACAGATGAGTTTTTTTGAGATAAAGCCCACCTTCCCATATTCGAAGAAATTTCCGATAAGGTTAAAGGTAACGGTTGAGTCTGACGCATATTATGCTGCGATATGGGAGATACAGGCAGAGATCAGGAACAAGTTAAAGTGGGGTTCTGCTTTGGATGATGCGACGCTTGAGTATGTTTCTGGGTTAATTTGTGGGGAATTAAATGAGCGTAAATTGAATCATTATTGGAATCCGAGGGATGAAGACTAAGGAATATCAAATTGATCATCACACGAAGTCAGCGGTATTTACGTATGAGCAGTTTATGCGTCATGTAGCCCGGGAGTATTTTTTAATGGATTGTCCATTTTGCGAGGGAGACAAGCCTTCGTTGTTTATTTATACTGACAGGGGGGTTTTCACGTGTGCGAGGTGTTTGGTTTTCGGCGAGGTAATTTGGGAGAAGGATCATGTAGTATTAAAAAGGTTGAGGGTGGTTGAGGCTGATGAATAAAGAGATACACAAAGATAAATGTGTGTGGGTAAGAAATGAAAAAGGTTTTTATGATACTGAGTGTGGTACAGAAGGAGTGTCTTATACAATAGATTTTTTTAGAACACATATTGTGTGCCCATATTGCGGAAAACCGATACATATACTGGAGGATAGGTAATGGATCAGTGGTTTTTACTTGCTATTGCATATTTTTTATTGGTTGGTCTTACTGGTTATGTCTTAACTGTAATTATTTATCTTGCTTGCAGTTCAGCAATAAAAGATTATTTTGAGGAATTGGAGGATAAATGAGTGATAAAGGAGCAGTATTATGTGTATTCTGCGGAAAAAATGTTAGATATTTAGCTAATGATGAAAAATCACATAGATTTGCTTTGGAGGAAATGCGGTTACATGAAAAAATCTGTGATGAAAGTCCACTTGTACAAAAACTCACAGCCATTGAAAAGAAAGTGGATGAGATTATCAATGCTATTGAATATGATACAGACAATGAAATAGATGGATTATGGCTACTTGAACAATTAAAACAAATAAAGGAATTGTGATGAGTCACGGTTGGACAAAAAAATATCTTGACATATCTTTTCACACGTTCTTTGAAATGATGTTGAAAGATAGAGAAAGATACAAAAATGAGGACAAGGTATTATATTTCAAAGTTGTGGTTAAAACTGATAAATGTACGCATGAACACCGGAGTATTTTAAAAAACGAAGTTAGACCAGACGATTTATAAATAACTTCCATACAGACAGGTGAGGATGGCCCGAGGGTGACGACCGAGGGGCAAGGTGGAGAGTGGGTGGATGGACGACGGTCCGAGTAGCCTGTCTTGTATTGATTTGAGAATCGAGAATTGGAGGAATAGATGAAAGAAATAGCAGAGAAATACCCGAAGGGAATAGAATTATTTGCAGAATATTTACATCCAACCGTTGAAGTTGAATATTCCGTAAATAGAGATATTAAATATGGAACTATAATCGAATATTTCGGCTATCTCGTCCTTGAATTTTTCCCGAAATATGGGATTGAGATAACAAGGGATATAAACTTTAATGACGATGGATCTTGTATTATAGATTATGCTGTATGGTATATGGGAGAATTTGAAGATGCTAAAACTCCCCAAGAAGTCATGCTCAAAGCATTTCAAATACTTGAAAGTCAGGAGGAATAGATGGATGAATTTAGTGATGGTCATGCTATATATAACACAAATACAGAGGGAGGAATGATGGTTTGTGATAAATGTGGTGTTGATTTACCTGAATCAGTCTTTTGGGATGATGAATGTTTAATGTGTCATAGTGAAACCAAAATCAAACAACTGGAAGCGGAGAATAAAGTATTCCTTGAGACTAAGACGGCACTAACGCAACAGGTGATGGATTTAACTGTGAAAAACCAAAAACTCCGAGAGGCTATTGAAACGGCGGAAACAGAAATTTTTGAGTTTGATGATCCTCACTTGAAAAGGAAAATGCAATTAATAGAAGAAAACATTCGGTTAAAAGCGGATTTCAAACTGGTAGAAAAATTGCGTGATGAGGCAATATCAGATTTGTACAAAGAACAAGCAGAAAACCATCGGCTGAGAGAGGCTATTAAATATACATTGAGATATTTATACGACGTACCATTAAAAAAGTATTTACAAAAAGCATTGAAGGAATGTTAAATGAACGCTGAGGAATTGGCAATATTTATTCATAATAAGTATGAAGAATTTGCGCCTAAGTACGGATATGAAACTCGAAAAGATACGAGGGAATTTGACAAAGATTCTCCAAACGGAAAGTTAATGATTGCTGTTAGCAAAGAAATCTTAAAAACATTGGAGGAATAGATGGGAAGAAATTGGGATGCTAAAAGATATGTACTTCATCCCGGGTATAATGAGGAAGGGGTACATTATTCATATCCCCAACTTATACGGTCACTTAAATTAAAGCCAGATAAATGTATTAATTATGATGATATGCGTGGGGATAGTCTGCAAGGTAAAAAACATATGTTCCCACCGAGTGGAAAATGATGAACCATGTCGAGAAAAGATTTCTCCCGTACACAATACAGAAACGTCATAATGGCAGGTATCTTCTCGTACTGGGTCTCGCTCGGTCTGGAACGTCTTTTCTGGCATCTTTACTGGGCGGTCACCCAGATATTAATATGCTTTCAGAATGTTTTGATGCCGGGTTTACCAGACTTATAGGTAAAAAATATGCTGGGAATAAACTTTGTATTCATCAGATCAGGTATAACGAACTTTCCCCAGTCCCGTTAAGGGTAGTCACAACCGGGAGTAAAACCCGGGCGGTGTGCAGGATGCTTATTCAGGATTATATGATGCTCGATGCTAAAATTATAATTATACTTAGGAATACAGGGGACGTTATAAAATCGATGGTAAACAGAACAGCCTGTCGTGAAGATTGGGCCGAAAAGGTTGTTAGATCAAATTTAACGCAGTTGAACCGGGTCATGGATGGTGAGTGTCATGTGGTTGGATATACATCATTATGTGAGAACAAAGTAAATACATTGAAAGAGATTTGCGAATATCTTGAACTTGAATATTCGCCTTTAATGCTTGAGGGCGAAAAGAGAAACTGGGTTTACCCGGAGAGGGATGGGTAATGAAAGAGATTTTAATAAGAAAATTGAAAAAAAGAATATCTCTTATGATAGGTCGTGGACCTAAATATCTGATATATTATTCGTTAAAAGGTAAATTGATGTGGTATATGATCCCGAAGGCCGGGTCGAGAACGATAAGATGCCATATAGAGCAACAGTATCCTGACTTTGTTTTTGTCGGGGAAATCCCGGTTGTCCCCTTTCTCTGGCGTGGATATACGACGTTTACTGTTATAAAAGACGATGAGGATCGCTATAATAGCACATGGAGAGATAAAGTAGTAAATAGAAAGGTTTGGAGTAATGAAGAATTTCAAAAAAAAATGGGAATTGATCCGCACCTTACTCCTTGTTCAAGGCTTTATTGTGCTGGGTTTTGCGATTATATTGTTGATATTGGCAATCTTTCGTGGCTTTTAGGGGCCTTGGGAGTTAAGTTTAACCGGATAGAACATATAAACAAAACGAGGTCCTTAAGAATAAGGGAACGCTAATGATTAGGACATATATTCATCAAAGGGATAAGGCCCTAACATATAAACATAAAAAAATCAAACGTAAAATGGCGAGAAAGTCACGTAGGATTAATAGGAAAAAAGCAGCATGAAAAAAACATTATGCCTTTCGGCATTATGCTTTTTAGTAGCAATAATTTGTAATGACATTGAAGATACACTGGTTCATCACTATTCAGAATCTATTTTTGATCAGGGCTTTGAATCATTCTGGAACCCGGACTGGGCAAGGGTTAAATGGTACCGGGAATATACTACCCTTCCGTCATATACGTACGATGGCTGGCATCTTGTCAAGATAGTTCGCCAGTTATTTCTGGGCTTGGGGATATACCTTTTATGGCTGGGAGTCTACGAAAACCCGGATGGATACTCTTGTAGAGTCCCTATTTGCCACCGTATAATTACACTTATACTGTGGCTAATTGTTTGGGGCTGTGTGATATATTTGTCTCACTGGCTCTTATATGGTAAACTTTTTTACAAGTGAGGTAACTTATGAAAGACAGAACTCAAAATGCTCAAATCGCATTTTTATGTTTCGTATTAATTGCTTTGTTTGTGATATTGGCAATGGGTGTTAACACATGCAACGCACAATATTCAACCAATGTCTCAGGGTATTATCTTTACTTTGACAAGTTGGATGCAGGGCAGACAATGCCGACTGCTGACTTTGTCATTACAGAAAATGCAACCTATACCGCACAATGGACAAGGGGTACGGGTAACGTGGGTTATCAATCTCCGTACGCTGCAACAAATTTTCATGTTTCTTATATACCAAATACTTCTTCGTTGTGGACGAACGACACAACTGCGACACCCTTAGTGATTACGTTTGTTGCTGGGATATATGAAGTGACATGTGTGGAAGAAGATGTGAACGGGAATCAAAGCGGTAGATCACAACCATTCTTTTTACAGTTTGCAGAAAACTACGCTAAGGTACCATTTAATTTTATATTAAAAAGGCCATAAATGAAGTATATAATATTAACATTTATGTTAACCTGTTTAGCTCAGTCGCAGATTGTGGCTGATCATTTATCGACAAGAGCAAATATCCCGGCTGAATGGATTGAAGCAGCGAAGCAATTAAAAGTACACTATGGACACACATCACACGGTGCTCAAGTAACGGTCGGGCTTGAAAGACTACCTTATGATGTAAGTATAGGTTATGGTAATCTGCCAAATACAAACGGGCTTAATATATTCGATGGTACGTTTGTGAGTGGTGCGTATGATAACGCAGTACAGCCGATTAAATACTGGGATGGAGAACAGGGCCGGAACTGTACCCGGTATGTATTAGATAATTACGATATAGACGTATCGTTTTTTATGTGGTGTTGGGAGTTGCGTTCAATGGGCGAGAGTTATGTTGATCGTTATTTAGTATCTATGGAACAATTAGAACAAGAATATCCTGACGTTATTTTTATCTACGCAACAGGTCATTCTCAAACATATGAAGGTCATCATTATTATGGGCATTTAGGCAATGGATATTTACCGATCTTTACCAGAAACCACAATAAAATAAGACAGTATTGCAGGGACAATAATAAAGTTTTATTTGACTTTGGTGAAATTGATTGCTGGTGGTTTGATGGGAATAGTTGGAGCCAAAGCACAACAAACGGATACCCAAGAGAGCATGACCACTATAACATCGATCAGGCCGGGCACACCTCATATGAAAACTGTGAAAATAAAGGTAAGGCGTTCTGGTGGCTTTTAGCACGTTTAGCAGGTTGGCAACAGGAGTTTGTTATATCCAAACCGAGGAATCTGAGGATTGTCAGATAATTCTTATTTAAAGGGGGTGATGCCAATTGGTCAGGGCACTAATAATAGTAGTGCTTTTACTACTATCACAGGTCGTTAAAGGGTAGAAGGGTGGGCACATAATTATAATTATAAACAAAAAACAGGAGTGAACTATGCCTAATAAAAATTTATGTATCCTTGTTGGACATGCCGGGGGTGACCCGGAAGTCCGTTATAGTTCAAGTGGGACATGTATTGCAAACTTCTCACTGGCAACGTCATGGGGTAAAAAAGACTCTGACGGTAACTGGGAAAACTTTACAGACTGGCACAAGATTGTGGCATTTGGGAAGTTGGGAGAGAAGGTTGCTGAGTATATAAACAAAGGTCAACCAGTGATGGTCGAGGGTTCAATCAGATATGAGTCATGGGAAGATGATCAGGGCAATAAAAAATATGCAACGAAGATCATTGCACGATCTGTTGATATTCTGATTAAACCCGTTGACAATCAAAATCAAGAAAAGGTTAACAATCAGGTTGACAATAAAAAAGACGAGGAAGAGAGTGATCTCCCATTCTGATTTTATTCGCTACGGCGAAGAGATATCGGAAGACCTTCGGCTTGAGCGATTTCATCAGATATCTAAAAACATTGACGTCGATTCCGCACAATGGTTTAGAAACAATCTCGACTGGTTGCAGAAGAATTGGATAATGGATGAATCGATAAGAAAATCTTATGGCGATATAGAGTTATCTGTTATGACAAGACCACCCGGGAAAAACAAAGATCATTTAGGTCAGGAAATGCCCATCTCCATGAGTCAGCCGGAAATTAAAACCTATCAGATGCAATTGTTTAGGGTTCACCGGAGAATAAGTCATGGAATTCATTCTAATTATCGTAATTATCAAAGTGAAATGTTAAAGTTAAAAGAGGCTGTTATTCAGGAACAGATTCACAATATACTGAGAGCCTGCGTATTTGGGGTGTATATTAAGATAAACCCGGTAATCACCCCGACACTTCGTTCCATGTCCGGGTTTATCGAACAAAAAGGAAGATTGCCCAGACCCGAGGATCAAGTCACTATGGCGGTTTTAGGGGGTAGATTCTTACAGATGCATACCATGCCAGACTTCGGTAGTGAACACGAAGAGTTCTGGCTAACTACGGAGTGTTGTATAATTGCACACTAAAGACTTTCTAAGATATACAGAAGACATATATCCAATTCATTCTAAAAACGTATGTGCCCAATGTGGTAACGAAATATTAGAAAAGGATTTAATATGGTTGGATCGTGTTGCATCTGTTCAATTATGCACCCATGCATTGTGTGGTGCGATATTACAACCCATTGGGGAAAATAGTTATATTGCGATAGGTTGGCCATATTCCCCTTGACTTAGTTCCCACAAAGGGTTATATTATGGCATTCACTAACAATAGGGGTTGAAATGTTCTACATCACAATAATGAGCAAACTTATCCTGTTGAAGTGTAAGATCAAAATAAAATTACACAAAATGAAAGGAGTATCTTATGTACGAAGATCGGGCGAAACAAATGTTTGAAGAGACTCCCGGTTTAGAAGTTATCGAGGCTATTCATGAGGATTTCGATGTGGCCGGGCAAGAATTGCTTGAGAAAGCAAACGAACTCCTTGATACCGAGAAGAAGAAAGTCAACCCGGAAGTCCACAACAAACTCAAGGATTTCGGTTTTAAACGGGCAGAGGCTGTAGTAAAGGTAGAGGAACAGGAAAAGGCCGAGGCTATCGCCAAGGCTGTCGCAGAAAAGGTTGCCTATTACTTTGAACACTACCCGTTCAACAAATTTATCACCAGAGAGCAGGTAAAGGATATCTGTAAGAAATATGGTCTTGTCTTTGGTAAGACCGAGTGGTACATTGGAGATATCCCGGAGAAGAACCAGATGGAGATTGCCTCTTTTGAAGTACGGGAAGAGGATAAAGTCTCTGAGCGAGACATTATGATCGTCGCCACCAAGGATGAATTCGATCAAAAAGGCCTTCAGTTATCTAATGGCTGGGAACTCAAAGAACTCCCGAAAGACCCGATTGTTTTATATCCGGTCTCTGGTGGATTTCTGATTGTTTCTAAATGGGGGGCTGAGGCCGATATCGATGAAGTGCAGTGATTTTCTCCGATACGGTGAGGACTTAGTAAATGATGGTAAGGAACCGGATAAAATTTTTCCACCCGGGTGGCCAGAGGGTTTTAGGTTAGCAGCAGAGCAACACAGAAATGACATAGAGGAAAATCTTATGTTCGGTTCCTTTGATCCTGCAATTGTGGCGAGTTCTTCAACACATGTAGATATTTAGTGGGGTAGAGAAGTGGTATCTCGGGAGAATCATAATCTCCGTCTATCGTGGGTTCGAATCCCACCCCCACCACTATGTTTAAATTATTACGTAAAATAAAACTGAGCCGACTATTGAAAATAGAACCTACCTACAGGACAAAATATGGTTATGAGTTTAGCCAAAAAGACCTCGACAAAATGGAAGAGCAGGGCTTTTCTGAACAGGATATAGCAGAAATACTCAATATATCGAGACGGATGCTGTATAAAATAAGGAAAAAAATGAACTGGCCCCATAAAATAAGGTCTGATAAAGGGAAAACTCATGCCAAAAGTTAGGATACGTGTGGCCGAGCGGTATCCATATTATTCACTTGAAGATACCTCTGAATTAGACGAAGAAGTTGAACTTGACCAGCAAGTGATAAATATGATGCGTGAGGCAGAGAGACTCCTTAATTTGATTGAAAAGGAAATAAAAAAAGATAAAATTGTGTAAAATTGTAAAATAATGTTGTTTTTTTAGGGAACATGCATTATATTACCCCACGTGATGGGAACAATTCTACATAATGACTCCTTTGGTTAGTGGTTAAAACCCCTACACTGTGGTATCAGCACAGCACAGTGTCAGGGGTTTTTTGCGTTTGAGGGAACATGGACGGCATAGAAAAGTTAATTAAAATAATCGAACAGACCGAGACTATTATTATGACTGATGCAGATATTCTTAAGGACCTCGCAAACTGTTTGGAACGAAAAGGTAAATTTAAAATTACTATTAACGGGTTCGGTGGCAATCTGGCCAATCTTAATGTTCAGGTTAAAACCGGAAAGAAGACGTGGATGCACGCTTCCAAAAATAATTCTCAACCGAATAACTCAGGTAATCAGTAGGAAGGAAGTGAATTATGGCTTGGACGGTCAAAACGATCAAGAATAACTTCATGGTCGCCTACGAAGATTTGGTTTTGAGTACAACTCCGGGTACCAACGATATTAGCACATCTCGTATCCCAGATCAATGTCTCATTCCCGGCAAGGACTTTATTGTTGGGCTATATGCCCGTAATGCAAGTTCATCCGGTGCTGTTGATGTTGATGTGGATGCAAGTTATTCTTCTGGTGGTACTTATGCAGTACTTAAGGCTGATGTTATCGCCAGCGTTACGCTGGGTGGAGAATTTTCCATGGGACTTTACGATGTAAGTGCCAATGGCGAAATGCCTTACTATAAAGTAAGGATCGACCCAGATACTGCAGGCAAGGCGACTCAGACCTATCGTGTCTACGTCATTCAAAACAATCAGGCCAATGAGGTGCAGAACCCGTAAGGGAGCATCGATGAATGACAATTATCCAGGTGTGGCTGCCATTGTGATAAATTCACGTGGTGGCCACATGTTTAAAGAATGTATGGAGTCTCTGAAAAAACAGAGATATCCGGGTCCGGTCGAGGTTGTCGTAATGGAGAACCTTGACAAAAAGAAGACAATTGGTAAATGCTGGAACGAGGCGGTTAAGCAGGCTACCACAGACCTGTGCGTATTTATTGGTGATGATGACACAGTAAACGCAGAGTATATTTTTGTGTTAGTGTCAACGCTGTTAGAGGCCGAAAAATCGGTGAATCAAGTTGCTGGAGTGAGTTCGTTCTGTACTGTCTTCGATGGTAAGAATGAGGGTTATACAAATAAAACCCCTACCGGGATGTTTTACAGAAAACATTTACTCGAGCATCCCTTCGATGAATCCTTAAAGAAACTTGTTGACCGGAAATACATTGATAAAATTTCTGACAAGGGGTTTGCTTATATAATTTCTCCGTTCTATTACGGATACCGATATCGTCAGCATACAGGCAAGACTGCTGGCCGATATAACATTCAATCTGATAACGAGATTGCAAAAACAGATATATACGCAGTATATGATCACAATCATTTTATAGACCCTATCATTGAAGAGTGGAAAAAGGAAGGCTATAACGTAAAGAAAAATGATCAGGTTCAACCAAAGTATCTGGCTGGGGCTAAACTGGTCTGGTGTGAGTTTGCCGGGCAGAATGCACAGGTGGTCGCAGATAGCGACCTCCCCGGGAAAAAGGTTGTCAGACTACACGCATATGAGGCGTTTGGAAAATATCTCAATGAAATAAAATACAATAGATTTGATAAGGTTGTTTTCGTCTCGGACTACATCAGAGAATACTGCGAGAACAGGGTTGGCAAGATAGAAAACGCAGTAACCATCCCGAACGGGGTTGACCTTACAAAATTTAAAATCCCTGATAAAGGGAAAAAGAGAAATAATAAAATTGCTGTGGCCGGGTATCTGGCCAATAAAAAGGGTTCACATGTTTTGCTCATGTTGGCAAATGAGTTCCCGGGATTTGAGTTTCATGTTATCGGAAGTTTTCAGGAGAGGGACGTTTACGATTTATTTGAACGTAAGAGACCTGCCAATTTAACTCTGTATCCATGGACATCAGATTTAAATGCGTTTTTTACGGACAAATCCTATATCCTGAACACTTCTCCCCGGGAAAGTCAGGGCATGGCAGTCATGGAAGGTATGGCTGCCGGGCTTAAACCTCTGGTCTATGACTGGGTGGGGGCTGAAAAAATATATACCAGAGATGGGGTGTGGAAAAGTGTTGACGAACTAAGTTCGTTATTGCACTCTGATTACTGGTTTCCAGAAGAGTATCGCAGGTTTATAAAAAGAAATTATAGTTTCGAAATTATGAAACGTAGGTACATGAAATTAACAAAAGAGTTAATATAGTATACCTTGTAAAACAAAAAGGTTGATGTAAATTATGCCTTGTGGAACAAAAAGTGTAAGTGGTTTGAATTCTGCCAGACGGACCTATGACTACAAAAAGAAGAAATCAAAACCTAAAAGGGTGAAACGTGATAGGCCAAGGCGAAAACGTAAATTATAATATTGGCTATCCAGAAGGGATGCCACCGACCCCCAAGCAGTTAAGTTTTCATCAAGATATAACGTCTCGTGTCAAATTGCTTGAAGGTGGGTTTGCGTCTGGGAAGTCGTATGCTTTGGCAATGGATTTAATTATTAATTTATTGCAATACCCGGGGAATGAGTGTGTCTATGGTCGTTTAACCTTAGATGAAATTCTTCGTACTTTCTTCAACATTTGGAATGATCTCCTACCAGACTCATTGATTCTTTCACATAATAAATCAGAACGCAAAATTACGGTAATGACTTCTGATCCCAAAAGACCTTCAATCCTTTATTATATACCCCTTGATGATAGTAAGGGTGCCAAACATAAGATTAAATCTATGAACCTTGGCTATGCTGCTATTGATCAGGCAGAAGAAGTCTCCGAAGATATTATTGAGGCATTTCTTGGTAGGTTGAGACGTAAGGGGACAAGGCGACAGTTGGCTATGAATGCTAACCCGGAAGGTCATAATTGGATATGGCGTAGATTTATAAAAGAAAAAGATAGGCATCGCAGACACTCCTATATGTCCATTAATCCTTGGCAGGAAGAGGCCCCCGTCCCAACAGAAGACGAACTTTATGCGAGGGCAAATGAACTGGGGAAAGACCCTATGGATTTAATGATTATGGATTTCCCTCAGTATGTGAAATATACTGACAATCCTTTTCTACCAATGGACTATTTATTAGATATGCTCTCGTGGCCAGACAGGATGAAAAGCAGATATGTCTTTGGAAATCACGATGCATTTGAGGGGCTAATCTATGACCAGTTCAATGAAAATTTTCATGTTGTGGAACCATTCGATACGAACGATAAACGCTACACTCGGGTCATTAGTATGGACTGGGGAAAGGTTAACCCTCTCTGTGTCCTCTTCTGGGATATTGATCCGTTGGGAGTATGTTATTGTACAAACGAAATCTACCAAACCAATATGGACATTCCAACTCTTAAATTGATGATCCATGGAATGAATAGAGGCAAGAAGGTTGCTGCATGGGTTGCTGATCCATCTATAAAAAAAGTTCTCTTGCCCGGCCAACCAAGTATAGATGACCTGTTTAAGAAAGATGATGACGGTAGTGGGTATGCGATAAACTGGCGAGAGGCAGATAATTCTCCCGGGGCCGTAAATGCCGGGATTGAAGTTGTTCAGAACTATTTAAAGAATGACCCGTTTACTGATAGTAATTCGAAAGTGTTTTTCTTTAAAGGGAAATGCCCGAATTTAATTGAGGAAATTCAGGATTATCGTTGGAAGGAAATGGCGAGAACCATGACCTTGATTCACGCAAAAAACCAACCGGAAATTCCTCGTAAATATAAAGACCATGCCATGGATAGTATGCGATATGCACTGTCATGGATACAGCGATTTGACATCCGTCCCAAAGAGGTTGACCGGAACATGAAAAAGTTTTTAAGGTGGTATTACCAGCGAGAGGCGAAGATGAACGGAATAAGAAGTCATATGGTGGCGTAAATAAGGAGTAAATAATGGCAAAGGCTTGGAGTAAACCATATATCCTGCAGAGATGGGAATACGCAAGAGATCGTAAGCAAGACTATTTTGAATCTGCAGCAAAAGAAAATCGTGCCTACTATGACGGGACCGGGCATTGGACAGAGAGCGAAAGAAAAACTCTTGAGGCAGAGGAACGCCCAGCAACTGTTATGAACTATGTCTTTAAACTTGTTAATACATTTGTCGGTAATGAAATCCAGAATAGAAATGATATTCACGCCTTCCCTATGGAGGGTGGGGATATTCAGATGGCCAATATTTTGAATTATGGGTATAAGTTTGTAAAAAATAATACCCGGCTTGATTGGAAATTTACCCAAGCACACCTTGATGGTTTGATTAGTTCTCAAGGCTGGTTAATGAATAAAATTAAGTTTAATACTAAAGGTGAACCACTTATCGATGTCCTTACAAAAAATGCTCTTATGGTATATTATGACCCGGATAGTATCGAACTTGATTTAACAGATGCACAGGATATTTTTGAGACAGAATTTATATTTAAAGAAGAATTGCTGCGGATGTATCCCGGCCACAAAAAAGACATTCAGAGATTTTATGATGCAAAGGACTTGAGTGATCATGGATTGTATGTTGATCGTAAAAAACAACTGGTTAGGGTTCTTTATGGCGAATTCCGCAAATATGAGAAAAAGAAATACTGGGTGGTAAGAAACAAGGGAGCCTTTGAATATTTTGATAAAGAACCTAAGAGAAATGAAGTCCCGGATGGGGCCGACGTTTTAGTAGAATATGACACCATTCCTAAAATATATGGAACGAGAATTCTCGGAGATGTGGAACTGGAAGAGCCTATCGCTAACCCCTATGGGTGCGGTGAGAATGAATTTAGTTACACACTAATGTGCCCTTATTTCATAAACGGGAAAGGTGTCTCACTCGTTGATCAGTTTAAGTCTATGCAGGATATGATTAATAAGTCGTATTCTCAGGCTATCGATATTTTAAACAGACAACCCAAGGTTGGGGGGCTGTTTGAGGAAGGGGCCGTAGATGATCCAGATGAATTAAATGAGATAGCAAGGTCCGGGAAATGGTTGTCTGTAAAAAACATAGACAAAATAAAAGAACTCAACCCACCGGACTACCCCAGTGCCCACATGAAATTACTCAATGAGACTATTGAGTATATCAAGGATATTGTCGGCACACCGGAAGTATTCTTGGGTGAGGCACCCGGTAGGGTTGAGTCTGGTCTGGGTATTCAGATTCTACGTAAACAGGCTGGGCTAACATTTGAGATGCCTGCAGACAATCTCAGACTTGCACAGGTGCTTGTAGGTCGCAAGATACTAAATCAAATGACAACATTCTGGTCAAGGAATAAATTTATGCGTATAGCAGGTGATGATGGCAATTTTAAATCTATTGATATAAAACCAACCAAAATTAATATAACAGATCAGGATAGGGAGGGAACTGTTCTAAAGACAGACTCGTTAACAAATAGGTTAAAGCAGGGCGAGTATGACATTGTTATTGACGTAACTCAACCCACACTTACACAAAGAATGTATAATCAAATGATCGCAACACAAATATTTCAATTGATGCCACGACCGGAACTGGCACCGATGTTAATCGATATGCTTGATTTTCCACAGAAAGATAAATGGAAAGAGGCACTGGGGGCTGCTGCCAGAGCAATGCAAGCAGAACAACAACAAAATCCATTAGCACAAATGATGGGGCAAGGGGGTTCAGGTGGGCAGTAAAATAATATTGCCAGATTATAATCCAGCAATGATTCATGCAGACCCAACAAATAAACCAGAAACTATTGCTCTTTATAGATCACCCATGGCAAGGCTTACTGGGAAAAAAGAGGCCGGACTATATCTGGTTGACATGATGGAGAGAGAGAAACCATATGTTTCAAAGGTAATTGTTGATGAGGATAACCAAGTGGAACACTGGAGAATAGAGAAACAGTTTTGGTTAAAATTCAAAAAACAATTCCAAGACTTTGGATATCTCCCCACTATAAAAATGAACAAAGCCAAGGACACCCCGTATATGTTAGAAAAATATTAAAATTGTGCTTGAATGTGTAAAAATATGTAATTATATTAAGCGAGGAGATTCAGTATGAGCGAAGAACCGAAAAAACTGAGCGAGATAACTCTCGACACAGAGGCTTTACCAAAGGCCCTGCAAGAGAAATTCGCTGGTAAATCAGTTGAAGATGTATTAAAATCCTACGAAGAGGCCCAGACAGCCCTGCATGAAAAAAGTGAAGAGGCTAAACGAAAACAGGAAGAACTTGAACAACTACAAAGTCAACCAGACCCTGACCCAGACCCCGAACCAGACCCAGACCTTGACCAAGATGATTCATATGATGATTTATATGGAGATGATACGTACGTGACAAAAGATTTAGTTGACAAAAGAATAGAGGCCTTAAACAAGAAACACGAAAAAGATTTACAGGCGGTTGAGGATAGGGCTGTCAATACGGCTCTGGCCCGGATAGAAAAAAACAATTTTATTGATGGTCACCCTGAGATATTTGAAGGTAAATCTCCACAGGAGGCCGATGCTATCATAAAAAAGATTGCCGGGGCTGGGTATGTAAACGGTAAGAGCACCCTTGAGGGTTCATTAGAATCAATTAAAGAAGTCTCTGACGAACTCGGGTTTGGTAATACTGGAGACCCACACAGACAAGTCCCTAATGATTTACCACATAAAGTTATAGGCGAGTATGATTCGCCAGAAGACGAAATATCACATATGAAGAAAGTCCACAAAGAAACACGTGGCAATATATCCAGTTTTCTAAAATAGAAAACTGACGAGGACGGGAAAGTTGAGTAGTTCTCTTTCCTATAATCCTTCTTAGTAAAAGTAACTACGCTTTAATTAACTAAGGATTAACCCTTTTAGGGGAGAGAACTATGGCTTATTCACAATCCACAAAGGATACTGCCAACCTTGACTCCAGTCGTAGAACCTATGATATCCCCCTGCATGATGATATTCACGAACTTTGGGAACCTTCGGCAACCCCGTTTTTGGTTTTCTCACGCTCTATGCGTAGAATGCCTACGGGAGACCCGAAACCTACCAGACTCGTTCATAAAGCAGGCTGGGTAGACAGACGGTTTTTCGCTGGTGGTGCAGGTTCGTGGTCATCCAGCGTGGTCTCCAATCTTGCGGTTGAAAAGACTGTTGGTGGAAGTGATAATGTTGGTTTTCTCATTGATGGTCTGGTTTGTCGGGCGAAAACTGCAGGTGGTGACACAGTGTTTGTCATTACTAATGTTGACAACCAAAAACAGATCGACATTGAGGCAATTACTGCTACCGCAAGTCAGAATAACATCGCTGATGGAGACGAGATTCAGGTCGTAGGAACTGCGTTTGCGAGAGGTGCCGATAAGGCTACCGCAACCTACGATACAACCACTACTGAGTGGTCGTATACGCAGATTTTTAAAACCACTATTGACGTTACCGGAACTCTCCGGGCAACTGAAACCTTTGGTGGTTCAGAATATGATCGTTTAATGGAAGATAAGCGTGCTGAGCATCTTACTGATATTGAACGGGCACTCTTGTTTGGTACAAGAGGTGCAACAGCATTGACTTCAAGTACTGTTTACAGTACGTATGGTATCGTGTCATACATCGAAGCCAATTCCTCAAACAGCACGATTAAAACCCCAGCATATTCCAACTATTCCTTTGATTCGTTTATCGATGATATGGAAGACTGGTATAGTTTGGGTGGCAATAAAGCCACAGATGAAAAACTCGCACTGAGTGGGTCCAGTGTACTGGCATTTTTCTCAAAGATTAATTCCGGTAAACTCTGGGGCGACGCTCAGGTCAACATCGATTCAAAGATGTCCGAGTTTGGTATTCATGTAACTTCCGTACGCCATCCTTTTGGTGTCCTTCATCTCGTGCATGAACCTCTTTTTAGAGGAAACTCCACCAATTCCTTTTATAAGGACTATATGTGTGGTGTTGATATGCAGAATGTTCTGTATATGCCTCTGGAGGGTAACGGTGTTTCCCGGGATACACATCTCGTGAAAAACCTGCAGACCACGTATGATAAGATCATCCATGAACTGCGTACCGAAACGGCTCTCTTGCCAATGCTTTCCGAAACACACGCCCTGTTTAAATTCGCATAAGATAAACTAACCCCGGGGATAAGGGCATCCCCGGGTTTTATTTTAGGAGATTCTTATGAATTTCGAAATTATAAAAGATAAGGACTCCAATAAACTTGACGAGAAATTAGAGATACTGACAGATAAACCCGGATTTACGGTACATGGTTTTGGTGTGGATCGTGAAGGGTTTTACTGTGTTCTCGTTTCGTGGAAGGAGCAATAGTTATGGTTTATAAATTCAGATCACTTGTGGAACCAGACTTAAGTGTTACCACAAAAGACAGTGATGGTGATTTGGTGACGGTAAACTTTGAGTCACTTAATGGTAGTTCCGGTGGCCAGATCGGTATCTTCGAAACAGAAGAAACTAAAATTGCCGAAGGCTTAAAGGCTGATGGAAGATGTGACAAACTTTATTATTTCTGTGATAAAAAAAAGTCCAGAGTAAAAAAGGAACCGGAGCCAATTTTGGCGGTAGAGGAATTCGCAATACCGGAAGAACAAGAACCAGTAGTTACGGTATCGGTACCAAAGACATCGAAGACCTCTAAAAAAAGAAAGTTTTTCAAAAGAAAAAAGTAAAGGAGCCATATTATGGCAAAACCGATTTTTGAACGCAAAAAACATTTATTCATTTCCAGCGAGACGACCGACCTCGATGTAACGGATGCAAACGGTAAATTGCACAGACTTAGATTTGAAAACTGTGTTTGTACATTTGACGAGGATGGGATTGCTGAAGCCATTCGGAGACACCCACACTTTGGATGGAGATTTTTCGAAGACCACAAAGATCGAAAAATAGAGAACGCTTTTGAACCAGAAAAAAAATCTCTGGCTGATGCCCTCTCTGGAATGACTATTCAGATACTGCGTAATATCTGCAAGGAGCAGAAATTAATGGACGGTGACTGGAAGAAAATTTCAGCGACATCGAAGAAGGATTTAGTGCTTTATATGTTAAAGCACAAAGACGCTTTGGGGCATTATGCAACTATCGGACATTAGAACAAGGGTAAGATATTACCTACGTGAGGCCACAGCCAGTGTATGGACAGATGCAGAAATAAACGCTTTAACAAATCTCGCACAGAGATACATAGCATCAAGACTCAGGCCAGAATTAATTCCCGGACTTATAGTATTAAAGACAGAATCCATTTCAGGGGCGACTTCTTCATGGACGTTGCCGACAGATTTTATAGAAATGGTTTCTTCTCCATACCATGTATCCGCAGCCGGGGCGTATACTCATCTTCCGCTTAAATCTCACGAAGAGTTTGTTAAAACTTCTGGTTTTCATCAAACTCATTTGATGTATCAGAAACAGGAGAGTATGTTGGCAGATGGGAAGTTATACGTACAGCAAACTATTTCTGATGGTGTGTTGGCATATTATTATTTGAAGTATCCTGCAGATTTATCTGGTGACTCTGATGTCAGCAATATCCCTGACAGTTATATTGACCTTGTTATTATCAAGGTTGCAGCAGATGCTCTGGTAAAAACTCGCCAACTCAGGGAATCTAATTCATTGCTCCAATCTCTCGAGACAAGGATACAAATGGCCAATAAGGAGAACAAATGAACTTAGGTGGAATAAGAAGTTTAGTTGAGATATACCTTGCAGACCTTGATAATCGCCATTTCTCTCCCGGGATCATAGATACCTTTATAAACGAAGGTCTTAGGATTTTGGCTGTAGAAACGCTATTACTCGAGGCAAAAGATGCGAGCCTGACCTATAGTTCTGCCAATGATGGGTTTACCCTTCCCACTGACTTTATTAAAGTTAAGGAATTGTTATGGATAGATTCTTCAAGTGGTAGACATGGTGTCCAGCAAAAATCCCTTGAGCAAATTTACAAAATGAGAAATGACTGGGAGGGAATTAATGAATCTGCTGCAGCATCTTTAGCCCCTCTGGGATATGCGATAAACAATGGTACTATTATATTTGATAGCACAACGCAAACATCTCCGACATTGCATTACTATAAATATGATACGGCCCTCTCGTCTGATACGGATTCACCATCTATTGATTCTGAGTATCATTCAGCATTGGCAGATTATGCGTTTTACAAACTTACGAAAGATACTAAGGCACTCGCTCTGTGGCGTGACAGCATATCTAAAATGTCTGCAAGTAAATTTAAGCAGGGTGATACTCAAAGAGCAAGGTTCATAGGAATATAATGGCCTCAATAAAGAAGTATTTTATAAAAGATTTTTCTCGTGGCGTTATTTCTGACAATGATTCTATTAACATGCCAGAGAATAGTGCGAAAGAGATACAGAATCTTGAAATATTCCCCGGTGGGCTAAGGTGTCGTAAGGCAACAAAATCCTTGAGTACATTTTCGGTAACCCGGGTAAATGGCGTTTTTGAATGTAAGGTTTTAGATGCAGATGTTGCCAGTAAAAGGGTCTTATTGTTAAAAGATGCTGCCACTTTCAAAGCATATTCAGAAAGCAGTGAAGCCTATACCGCATTAACAAAAACCTTGGATGCTTATTCTGGGACGGTTGCAAATTCAGATCAACCATTTTTTGCAGCAATAAATAATGTCATGAGGGCCGGGTTATGGGCCGGGTGGAATGATACTGCTGCCCTTGCGTTTTGGATGGGAGATATTGATCGTGGTTTTTTTAATGACAACGAAACCCTTGATGGATGGATGACAGAGGATGCGGTATTAAAACCGCCCCTATCCACAGACCTTACAATTTCATCAACAAATGACGGGACATATCCAAACGCTATTGATACTGGATTTTTTACGATCCGGGCAACATACACATATGATGGTTTTCAGGAAAGTTGGTTTGAAGATAATAACGGATCAGCAGAAGTAACAAATGACCCGGGTGTAAAAACACGTCTTGATTGTATCTATGCTATAGATTTTTCAAGTTTAAACAAGAGAGTTACGGCAATAAATTTTTATTGCCAATATCAGGATGATGAAGATGATCCGACAACAAAGACAGGGTTCTGGTATATTGGTTCAATAGGCATAAATGACGCAAAGTGGTATGACGATACTGGTGTTTCTGGTGATTACCAGATAGGGATTAGATTATCTAAGACAGCAACAGGAGACAAGTTCCCCTTCCATTATAAGTCTGAAATAGGACATGCCTCAACATCTTTTGCTGATGAGTTGCAGGTTATTGAAGAGGAAATGTATACAAAATTAAATGCTATAACATCTGTGAAAGGCTTTGACCTTAACGGTTATAGTAAAAGTCTTTGGGTAAATCAGCGTAATTTTGCAATCAGGCCAAATCTTGATTATACCCTTGAAGAACTGCCATATGATATCAGGCAAGTTGTTCTATTTAGTCAACTGGCCCAACCAGATTGTTTCCATGTTAATATTGACTACATCGATTGTCAGACAACAGAGGGTGACGCATGTACCGGGTTGGCTACTTTGTTTGGGGATTTAATTGTATTCAAAGAGTTAAATATGTTCCGTATTAACTTTAATAACTCCGGGAATTCTTTGGACTGGAGAATTACAGAACACTTTCAGAGCGTTGGGTGTGTTGCTCCGAACTCTATTGCCTCTGGTAATGGTCGAATATTTTTTGCAGGTATCGATAATATTTATATGTTTGATGGTAGGATAGCAAGGCCCATAACGAAAGATAGAATAAGAGACGACTATGTCTCAAAACTTGCAGCAAGGCTTGTGTCTGATGGTAATTACGATAAGATATATGGCCTTTTTGATCCACTAAGGAATAATTATCGGCTAATGTTTAGCACCTCTGGCAGTTGTTATGTTTATGATATTGATCGTGGCTCGTGGAGAATAGATGATTATGATGATACGGAAAGACCTGAATTTTTAGCACTTAGTGCTGACAATGAAATTCTTGGAACAAAGTCAGACGGCACTACTGGTCTTGTGATGAAAGTTGATGATAGCGTTTCTGCCAACCATGAGACATTTGATATATCATATATTAGTCAATGGCTGTCAATTGATGGAAACCCTTTTGGTGAGAAGAGGTTGTGCTATATAAAAGTTTTGATGAGAACAGAGGCAGATGAAGATATTACTGTTCGTATTTACAAAGACTTTATAGATGAGGGTGTGGTGACACCAGCAACACATGATAATACTGCGAGCCTTCTTGCAACTGGGGCAGATTATAAATATTTTTATTTTGAAAATTCATCAATATTCAAAGTATTAAAGTTTGATATATATTCAGGAAACATCCCGAGTGATGAGCAAGCGAATTTACAAATACTTGAAATTGAAATAGGGTATGAAACATTAGACGAGTTGGGTAAATAATGCCAGCAAAGCCATTTAAAAGCGAAAACGATGAGATAAACGCTTTGATTGACTGGGTTATAGGCAATTTTAGGGCCAAGGACCCAAGAATTGTTTTAGATACAGTCAAGGAACATCGGTCAACACCACCCGTTGGTATGCAAAGCAACGAAATAAGGGTGAGAACCGATGGTGTATTTGCTCAATTAGTATTTAGAGATAGAGACGGCAAGTTTTATGTTTATCCTTGGGTTAAGTATGGTTCTGGCTTTATGAAATTTAAAGAGGCTGCAACTGTATGGGATAACTTATCAGTACAAGTGTCTGGGGTTCGTCTTGCCGGAGCAAATCCTGCTGATCAGGAACCCTACAGGGATTCATATGTTTTGAGTTTTGATGGTTCATCAGACGAGTATGCATATTTTATAATAAATATGTCGCATAGATACAAAGAAGGATCAGATGTTAGTTTTAATATTCACTATACACCAAAGGCATCTGGTGCTGGCGGTGGTGCTGAGAATATTAAATGGGATTTGACTTATTCATGGGCTAATATTGGGGCCAGTTTTCCAGCATCAAGCAGTTTGAGTATTACCCATGATGCACAAAATGATTCACAACACCAGAATGTGTACGTGGACCTTGGAAAAATAAGTGGCGAAGGAAAAACAATGAATTCAATTATGTTATGTAGTTTAAAAAGAGATACAACCGTAGCAAATAATTATACGGATGAAGCATATGTCGTTGCTATAGATTTTAATTATCAAATTGACACAATGGGTAGCGATGATGAGTTAGTGAAAGGAGTTTAGAATGCCAACAAAAAGAAATCCGCTCGAGGAATATTTAGATAAACGGGTGCTTCCCGGAAGAGAGGGTGAAATTGGTCTTGGAAGACCTGCTGGTGAGAACCTTCGTGATCCTAAAACCATTGATCATTTTAATCTTGATAAATATCTTCAGGATCAGTTGGGATATGAATTCCCCGAGGAAGAACTTAACCGCAGATTGCAATCTCTGGGTATATCAATGGCAGGGGCACAAACTCAGGCTCAACGGTCTTTTGATCAAAATCAGGCAGCGAGGACTGGTGGTAGATTAGGAAGTGCTGCTCGTGGTACGGAACAAATCGGTGGTCAATATGCCTTGGCCAGAGCAGCCGGGACAAGCCAGATAATGTCACAGGCCTTTAATCAACAGATTCAGCAAAGGATGGCTGCACTCAATGCGTACATACAAAAGTATGGTATTGATAAGCAGGCTCAGTTGGCAATGGAGCAGTTAGAGGCACAGAGAGAACAGGCATCTGCCGAGTGGTTTGGAGATATTTTTGGGAGTCTGGCTTTGCTCCCTTTCTTATTTAGCGGTGGTGGGGGTGCCAACACCATCGCCAATGATACATTGGCACTAAACTTTAATCCAACAGACCTTGCAAACTATGAGGACTTAGCATAATGGCAGATTTAAATGTACTTGGTGCCCTCTCCGGGATCGGGAAGAGTACAATAAAAGGACTGAGTATGCTCAGGGAGAGAGACGAGCAAGAGGAAGAACGGGAACGACAAGAAAGAGAAAAAAGAATTAATTTCTATCGTACATATCTCCCAGATATGGATGAGGCCCGGGCTAAACAGTTCCTTAATAGGGACGAAAATCTTGGTGATGATGATAAACAGGCCCTTATGTCTATTGCCGGGTTGCGTAGAAAACAGGAACGGCAAATCGATATGTCTTCTGCAGAGAATCAATTACAGGAACTGCTAAAGGGGGACTATAACCCGGAAGCAGCCTATAACCTATGGGAAGGTCAAATATTAAAAAATCACCCTGACTGGCCAAAGGATTATCGTGAATCTGTTCTTGCTCGTGGCAGACGGATGTTTGGTGTTGAGCAAAAAAATGTTGGTTCCTACTCATTTGATAAATTTCTTACTGACTGGCAAGACCCACAGGTTGATAACGAAGGCTTGAAAAAAATGGCCAAGGAAATTGGGCACCCCGAATGGGTGGATTATGTTGGTAGCACCAGAAAACAGCCCGGGAAAACACCAAAAACCTCTACTGGAAGAACACCGGAAGAGGTTATTGACGACCAATCCCGAATTATAGGTAGACGTATTCGTGATATCGATACCCGGATGGGAGTTATTCAGGAAAATATGTCGAGTTTTGGTCGTGATCACGAAGACTATCCGAAATGGGCAGAGCAGTTAAATGAATTAAAAGCAGACAGAGACTATCTCAGGAAAAAGGAAGGGGAACTTGGAGAGGAAGACGCTAAACCTTTTAAGGATTTAAATAAAGTCCTTACCAGACCCAGAACCAAAAAAAAAGAAAAACCTAAACCAAAAGATAAATTAGGATCGGCTGCAAAGCACGCACAGTTGCAAATTAAACGTAAGAAGGCAATGCGTATGCTTAGAGAAGGTGGTTATAAAATTACCGTAGAACGTGTTAATAAGATCATTGAACAAGGATTAGTTGACTAATGCCCAACTTAGAAGAATTATTTGGTAAGCCAGATGCTGGGAAAAAATTAACTGCTCTTTTCGGTCAACCAGATGCCAAATCACCGGATGTTAAAGCGGCTGTGGCTGCTGAACCGGACATAAAGATAAAAGGTCAGGTAACGGGAGCACCAGAGGGATTAAGATTTCCCACTGATCTGTCAAAAGAAGAGGCCCAGACACTCACCCCGTATCTTAAGGCATTTGACGAAACCCCACCGGGGCACCCGGCCAGATTACGTATTCTCAATGAATTAAAAAGACTCAATGCTGTATTTGCGGAGAGACGTAAAGACGAGGCGTTGCTGGAGAAGGTACGCACCCCCGGGGCTGGAGAGAAGATTGCTGCAGGAGTAACCGGGGGATTTATGTCCGGGGTTAGTGCTGGACACGCATCTATATTTCAGGACTACCAGAAGAACCTTGAAAGAATGGTTCGTGACCCATTTATCCCTAAAGATATTCGTAAATCCACAGAAACCATGGCGAAGATATCTAACAAACAGTTAGAGAAACTTCAAGATAATGCTATATATAAATGGTCTAATCTGGCTGGTGAAATTGGTGGTATGGCCGTACCTTTCGGGGTATTAAATAAGGCAACTGCTTTTATTAAACTTGGGAAAATGGTTCCCAATCTTAGTAAAACTGGTCAAGCCTTCCTTAAGGTTGCAGAAAATATGACCAGAGAGGCGGCCATTGGTGGTATGTATGGTGCTGTTGAAAAATTGGAAGAGGGGGAAGGAAGACTACAAAACATACTGGAAGACGCTGCTTTGTTTAGTTTATTCTCTGGTGCTTTAAGCGGTGTTGGAACTATATTTAAAAAAGGTGAGGTTACCAAGATACTTAGTGGCAGCAAAACGATAGATGACTTTTATAAGAAAGTAACCAAAAAGGTTGCCGAACACCCTGTGGGTAGACAGTCTGCCACTATGAAGAACGCACCAGATGAACTTATATACCTTCGTGAGCACTATGGAACCAGAGACAATCCTATCCTTATGGATGGGAAGAGGTTCGAATTAGGTAATGAGTTCTGGTACGGAGAGGCTGCAAAGAAGAAATTTGACAAGATGTTTGAAGAGCATGGCAAACTCTTCACTAGTAAGGAAGGCGGTAAAAGAGAATTCCCGGGGCTTGAAAAATTAATGAAACAGGAACTGGATGCCATAGATTTAACCCGGGGCAAACAGCCGTTAACATCTACGTTAACTTTAGGAAAGTCTCGCAGGCCTGCCCAAGAGATAGCAGATAAACTTGGTGTAGCCAGATCACAACCACGTAGGCTAACCGCTAAAGAACGTCTGATTGAGCAACAAAGGGTTGCCAAAAAGACTCAGCCAAAGCCAGAGATTAAAGGACCTCGGGAAAAAGAAGTTAAATTCCCGGCAAGGGGAAGGCAGGAATTCAAAAAGGCTTGGGAAGAGTCTGGCATGAAAAAAGGCGATGTGGATGAGAATATGAGGATTATCCAGAAAGCCATTGAAAAAAACCCAAAGGCCACGCCACAGGTTTATGTTAAGGCCGAGACTGGTGAGATTGTAACACAGCAAGCCTTTAATCACTCTGATTTAATTATAAAGTCAGGGATGAAACATTCAGACGTAATCGACTCTGGATGGAAGGTTGGAGATGATTTTTATTCATACTTCTATGGGAAGTTACCGAAACAAAAACCAAAAGATATTAAACTACCCAAAGAGTTTGGTAAGGTAGAAAAAGAAGTTCCAGTATTTACGCCTAAAACAAATACACCGCAGGCCACACTGGTAGGCAAGCAGTTTAAAAACAACTCTGCAGGAATAGAAGTCCTTGAACGCAGGATGATTCAATCCAGAAATAGGGCAGAACAATTTAAGGCTGAATATGAAAAAACAAAAAACCTTGACTTACTGTCGAGGGCACAACAGCCCCTCAAGACGGCAGCAATGTATCGTGAGGCGTGGGAAGTCGCTACCGGGAGAATGCCAGAATTACTCGATGATATAAAACCGTTCTTTGAAAAGAGGAGAAGTTTCCTTAATAGTTTAGACGAGATTACTGCCCGGGCAGAAAAGAGATTAAAAATTCGTTGGGATAAAAACGCCATGAAGTTCTATGGTGGTTTGCCAATTGATCCTATAAGAACTGCAAGCGATTTGGCCGACTTGTCTATTATCGGTGCCCAGAGAATTATACGTGGTGCAAACACCTCTGCTAAATTTGCCAATGAAATGATCAAGACATATGGCGATAGAATTAAACCACATATAGATGCGTTGTATAAAAAATCTCTTGGACATGTCAAAAGATTTTTAAAGGCTGTTGAGGATAAGGCTCATTCTATGCCAAGTTTAAAACAGGCCCTAACTCACTTTAAAAAAGGTGAATATGCTGCAGGGTGGTATAATAAAACTGGCGAAGAGATCAGAAAAATGTTCGGAGATAAAGACGGGGACATGTTCCTTGACTTTGTTGCTATTACTTCGCCACAAACCACACCAAAAGCAAATGTAACCAAGGCATTAGAACTATTTAAACGCTGGAAACTTGGCCAGACCGGGGATGAATTTAAATACGGTACTGGGGAACAGTGGGATTTTTTCAAGAAAGCAATTAAAGGTGAAGAATTTGGTGGTCGCAAGATTCAGAATTTTAGAAAGAACCTTAAGGGTGATCTCGATCCAGTCACTGTTGATATGTGGATGTTTGAAATCTATTTTGGAAAGACAAACGGAACACCTATTCAGTTTAAGTTTATTGAGGAAGATATTAAACGTCTGGCTAAGGAATTAAATAGAAAACCTGCAGAAGTTCAGGCAGCAATGTGGGTTGGCTATAAAGAACTGCCACAAAATGTTAAGCGTGGTGGAGAGGGTTCCTATGACGCTATCGAGCACTATGTCAAACAACAGTTTGCTGCCTCAAAACATAAAGCCCCAGACGCATGGCTGCTTGATGGTATTGCTGATCGTATGGTTAAGACTGGAGTTAAAGAGGCTAAGGTTGAACTTGGTGGTAAAAAGTTTGCTATCGATCTAATGAAGGCAGCCGGGAAAGATATTAGAAATACCGAACTCGGCATCACTACAAACCCATATAAAAATATTGAAGAGTTTCTCGGCAAACACAAATTAGTTTTAACTGATCAAGAAAAACAAAAGATAAAAGCCTTTATGCAGTCTCTCGCACAGCGAAAACTATTATCTACATCAGAGGCCGAGAAGGAAATAAATAGATTTATTGAAACGCAGTTTGGAGAGCGGTTTAAGGTTGTTAGTGATGTCCGTAAGGCTACTGCAAAAAGTTTGGCTCCTCTCCCACCGGATACCAGAAAGTGGTACACTCGCTGGATGGATGGTGAGTTATTAGGAGATATTAACGTTAAGTCTACCATAAGAAAGGCTATTGGGAGACGCAAACGGTCGGTTGTTAATGCCGAAGAGGCCTCTAAGGATAGGGTTGAGTGGTTCGACAAACAGGCCGATGACTTTAATGTACAGTTTATGTCACAGATAGAACGTGGGATCGATAAAATCAAAGACCCGAGGCTCAGGGAAATTGCTAAAGACTACAGGAAGAGATTAGACAGAGCATGGGCAGATTCTTTTGTAGAGTCTAATGGCAGACAGGCCTATATAGAAGATTATTTCCCTCATCTTTGGGAAGACCCGGGCAAGGCTAAAAAATTCTTTACCAGTGAATATTCAGGGTTTTATAAAAACCCCGGATTTTTAAAAAAGCGTTACTATGATTTCATAGAAGATGGTATGAATGCTGGGCTAAAATTAAAAACGACTAATCCTGAGTTACTGGTTCTTGAAAGAGAGTTGTCAGGGTTTAGATTCAGAGAAACAAAGAACATACTCGATGAACTTAAGGGTTCTGGTTATTTAAAATTTATTAAATCAAGCGAACGCCCACCAGCAGGCTGGTCCAAGTTAACTAAATCAAGGTCTCTTGAGGTTATTATCCCCGGGGCCGGGAAGATAGGTGATCTCTATGTCCCGGAACAGGCCAGAAAAGTAATTGATAATTATCTATCAAAAGGTTTTTGGTCTATAGGTGAGACACCTTTTAAACAAAAACTTAATAAATCATTGCGTGGCATTTCGATGATAAAGAATGTAATGCTGGCATATAAACTTGGTTTGTCGGGATTCCACTTCATAGAGACGACCACGTCTGCACATACGATGCAGTTTAAATCTGCTCTTCATTCTTTAGCAAGGGGAGATTTTAGACAGGCTATTTCTAAGTTTGGGAACTGGCTGCCCTTTGTCGGTGAGACGCATTTTGTAAGAAAGGGTGGAGATATTTATCGTGCATGGAAGACAGGAAAGTTTAAAAACGATTATGAAAAGTGGGCTGTTGAGCAAATAGAAACGGCTGGTGGGGCCCTTAGTATGCCAGAACAATGGCATAGGGGTGTGCAAGGGCAATGGAGAAAGGCTAAACAATTATATCGTAAAGGGAAGGTTTTCCGGGCAACGGCACGCCTGCCGATAGCACTTATGGAACAGGCGATGAAACCATTAATGGAGCAATATATCCCAAGACTTAAAGCCTATAGTTATATAGAATCTGTAAAAGATTTTGCCCGGAGGCATCCCGAAATTAAGATGCATTCGAAGGAATGGGAGAAAAACATAGGTAAACTCTGGGATAATGTTGATAACAGGTTTGGACAACTACAGTACGACAATCTGTTTTTTAACAGAATGGCCAGAGATATTGGCGTTATGTCTCAGATATCTATGGGATGGAATATCGGGACATGGAGAGAGTTCGGTGGTGCTGCTAATGATATTCTTAAATTTACTGCAGGGAAGGCACTAAAACAAAAACCGGACGTATTAATAGATAAAGCCCTGTACAGTTCTCTATATATTGCCCACTTTGGGTCCATAGGTGGACTGACTACTTACCTGTTAACTGGTGAATATCCAAAACAATTCCTTGATTTTTTCTACCCAAGGACCGGGAACATAAATCAAGACGGGACTGCGGAGAGGTTGCAAATGCCAACCATGTTAAAAGAGGCTGCAGCATCGACCGAGGCTGTGAGAAAGGACGGAATTTTACTGGCACCATTAACATATGGTAGACATAAAATTGCACCTATTTTCTCTATGACTGCTGATCTGTTGCTTAACGAGGATTTTTATGGTGTTGAAATCACAGATAAAAACGCACCCATATACGAGCAAATGGAGAACTATGCATCTTTTATTCTTGAACAGGGTTTTATGCCTATATCGATATCGAGTTATAATCGTCATATAAAAAGGACCGCAGGTAAAAGTGTAAAAGGACGGAAGGTACCTGACGAGGCCTTAAATTATGCTGCCCCTTTTATCGGGTTCTCAATCGCTCCGGGATATGTAGTAAAAACCGCTATACAGAAAGAAATCTTTGACATGTTTAGTAAGCGTATCGGTGGTGGTAAAAAAACAAAAGAGCAATGGGAAAAATATAAAAAGAAATCTGAAGTTAAAATGCTGGCTATCACAGACCCTAAAAAAGGGCTAAAGGAATTTTTAGCACTTCAAAGCGAGGGGGTTATCCCCAAAAATACAAAATGGTCAACATTCAAAAGAAGTGCGATGACCCCGGCTGACATTAGGGCTTTCGGTAGACTACCTAAAGGTGATCAGGATTATTTGTGGAGTAAGATGTCAAAAGAGGAAAGAATGAAATACAAAAAAAGTTACCATAAATTTAAAAGTGTACCGAGATACATACCAAATTAAGGAGAAAGAGATGAAGTTATTCAAACTTTTAGTACTAATGATACCACTGTTGATTACATCAGGATATGCCCAGATAACCGACTATGCAGATGTGGCCGACTTATTCGAGGGAACCTTCTGGGCTGACTCGATCACCACTTCAGAGGGTATGAGTTCCGCTTATGATGTGGATAAGGGCCTCAATAATAGAGAGAGATATGTTGTCAATTATCTAACGAGTGCCGATTCTTCCGCAGATACAATCCAAACCAAGATGATAGAGAATAGGGCCTATGGTGATCACTTTATATCTTATACACTGACATCTGATTCTGCCGGGGCAAGAAACCCGGATACGGTCGCTGCGGTTTTAGAGATGGGTGTGTTTCGTGGCTATGGAACTGTCGCTGGCACTGCTGCAGGGACTGTTGATAGCGACGGGATATTGTGGAAAAATATTGCGAGATTTGCCTTGGTAGAAGTTAGTGGAGAGGTTTCGCTCAAGGATTCGACATGGTGGACGGATTTCCCGGCAACACACTATTGGTATCGAATACGTGAGACAACGGAGCAATCTAACGATTACTATATCAGTGACTTTAAATTTAAACAAGATTAGAGGTTAATATGTCTGTAAGAAATCCTGAACAACTATCTTACGCCCTTTTTGATCATGAAACAATTACGGGTGAAAAGGTTGCCCAAAAGGTAATTGCTGCTGCAGATGAGACAGCAAATTATTCTTCTGAGTTTAGTTTTGATGAGTTTTTTCAAAACACTCTGGGAATTATTGGATTGGCCATGGAACTTGACGGTAATGCCAGCGACACAATTACGGTTGTGGTTGAATTTTACTACGGTAAGGGCATGACATGGGGGACAAAAACAATTACTCTACTTAATGCTGTCGCTGCGAACACAAACCAATATGTTCGTATTGATATTCAAAGTGGGTGGAGGGATTATTTACCATTCAATAAGATCAGGTTTAAGATAACAAAAACCGGGACAAATGGTACCTGTACCATTAAGTCCAGAATACAGAGGGTTTAAGATGAAGATATTTATATTTATATGCACAATTATATTGCTATTTTGTGCGTCACAGGATTCCTATGCCCAATGGACATGGCAAGGGAAAATTCGCTGGGACATGCTTGAAGTAGAGGTGCAAGATTCTATCAGGTCTGTTGTAAGAGATTCTCTTGGAACATCGGTGGCTGAGACAATTCAAGATTCAATCGCCTTTCCGGTAGATACGACTGCGTTGAAACTGCTGAATATGGATGAAGGGAGAATGGCTTATCTTAAGCAACTATCGTCTGCCAATACAAACGGTGGGGGGTGGTTTGTAGTTAAAGATTCTACTTATGATGAACAGTATGGCGGGGTGGCGTTTTCCCATCCTACATCTGGTTTACAGTGGGTGAGAATTGAATATTTGGATGGAGCCGTAAATGTTTTATGGTTTGGAGCATTAGATGATAGTTCGGGTTCGTCTACTTCTGCTTTTATTTCTGCAAAAAATGCAGCAACAGCCAACGGGCAAGAAATATATATACCACCGGGACAATATAAATTAAGTTCGGGATATGATAGTGGGGATTTTTTTTTACCGGGTGGTTATACATTATATTCTCAGAATTTTACAAGAACATTAAACAGGGAAATTGCAGAGTTGTTTCCTAGTGCTGATGGAGATACCGTTTTATCGGTTGCAAGAACAGGGGCATCGTATAATGAAGTATCTGGACAAGGTGCAATTATAAGAAATATAACAATAAATGGAATTGCCGGGACTGATACGGGTAAGGTCGGCTTATTAATGGGAACCTCTAATGATGCTGATATGAGCGACTTAGTAATTAAAAATTTTTCATGTGCCGACACTGGATATGGTCTTGTTTTAGATTCTGAGGGTCCAAATTCGGTTAATTTTACTCGTATTGTTAGTACGAATAATGATTATAATTTATGGATAGACGACACAGACGGTATATATTTTAATGAGTGTAGGTTTTTAAACCCACAAATAACAAATGTTTATATAGCAGATGCTTTAGTTACAAATTTTATTTCAAGTGATTTTGAGCTTGGGGTTAATAGTGGACTTCATTCAAGTGCGGGAATAAAAAATATTGTTTTACAATATGCAAGAGAAACGGCTATTTTTGGTGGATATATGGAGGCAAGCGGTACTGATTCCTTAGAAACAATGATTGATATTCAGCAATGGAATGAAAACAGTGCCGCAGCATATTTTTCATCTTTAAATATATACGGGATGCGAATATTGGCAAGCAGTGTGATGTATCCGATAGATGTTAATTCACAACAGGGATGTTATATTAATCTTTACGGTGGTGAATTAGCTTATAAGTCTCTTTATGATAGACCAGCTGTTCCGATTGCGGCAAGTGACACAGTTACAAATGTTATTAATTTACATTCTGTTATAATTAGTACAGAAAGTATGCCAGCAGGGGGCAAAACATATACCATATTCGGATATGATAGTGCAGGGTGGGATATATCACCAAGAAATTTAAGTGTATGGGACAACCCGTTTACTTTTTCCGGGGATGTATTCTTTGAGGGTAGCGGTGGGGTATTGTCTGGCATAAGGACTGATGGTGCAGGGTTTAAAGAGGACGCAAACAGAAACGTGTTAAATATGCCGTTAGAGGGGAGCGGTACTTCGTGGAATGGTACAAATTATGATCTTGCGGTTGATTCAAAATTTGACACAGTAGATATAGATGTTGTAAGGATTTATGACGATCAAAGAACTAACAGCAAAATCATACTTGATGTGATTTTGGCAAGAGATGATGGGGCAACTTCAGAATCTCATACAATTACTTATATTCAACAAAATGATGGTTCAGTAAGTTCATATTTCAACCTTGATTCCCTGTATGATTCCAATGATGGTGCGGGTGAGGATTTATTGCAAGATAGCATCTTTGTAGAGAATAAAACCACTACGTCCTTTAGAATAGTTTGTCCTATGGACACATCTGAAAATTGGAGCGGAACAAGATATTTTAGAGGAGAGGTTATTTATGGGAGAAATATAGAAACCGTAACAGCTACAATGAGAAATGAATAATTGGAAGGATATATTAAATGTATAAAATATTTTTGTTTTTATTTATACCGATTTTATGTTTTTGCCAAACTTTCGATGTAAGAGAAACATTTGAAAAAACTGGTGTTTCGACTAACTGGACAGAGGTTGCCGGAACGGCAAATTGGGATACTACGGCAGCACTAGAAGGTGGTCATTCTGTAAGGCTTGAAACAACGAATATAATTCAATACGCTATAGGAACAGATTATAGTGAAATATGGGTGCATTTTATATTAGAACCATTATCAGGTTTGGGTACTGCAAACGGTACTTTTTATCTTAGAGATATTAGTACTGCTTTGTGTTATTTTAATGTAACGGCTGATACTGTTTGTAAATTTTATCACGGTACAAACAATTCAACGGGTTCGACTGTTTTAACTAATACCACTCATTATTTTTGGGTTCATTATGTAAAAGGAACTGGTTCAAATGGAACGGCTGAATTATATTTTTCAACCGATGGAGATATACCAGCATCGCCAGAAGTTTCTTTAACTGCTGGTACATCAACTGATGACGTGGGGTATATAAGATTTAATACAAGCGGTGCGGGATGGAGGGTAGTATTAGATGATGTGATAGCAGATGCCGACTCTATTGGTAATTATTCAGCACAACAAAGAGATTATTATGTAGATGCAACGAGTGGAGTAAATGATTCAAGTGGCACAGCATCGACAAGACCTTGGCAAACTATTGCAAAAGTAAATGGCTGGACTTTTAACGCTGGCGACAACATCTACCTCAAACGTGGCGAAACATGGCGTGAACAATTAACCGTACCGTCTTCTGGTACTTCGGGGAATAGAATTTCTTTTGATGCCTATGGTAGCGGTGCAGATCCTATCGTAAGAGGTGATGATGTTGTCGATGGTTGGACAAATGTTTCAGGCAATAAGTGGTATTATTTGGGAATTTCTACTGATCCGAGAGTGATTAATTTCAGAGATACTTTAGGAACCGAGGCAGCAAATTCAGGTGCGGTGGATGCTGAGAAAGAATGGTTCTGGACTGATGATACGTTGTTTATTTATTCTTCAGATACAACCAATATAGGATATTCTGTACGAAACGCAGGTTTAAATGCAAACGGGCAAGACTATTTAAACTTCTCTAATATCCATGTAAAATTTACAAGAAATGGTATATCATATTTAAATGGTTGTAATAATATTACTTATGACAATATGAGTTGTTCTTATACAGGTAACTATGCGATATACATGGAGACAACCTGTTCTGATATTACTATGACCAATTCCACATTAACGGGTTCTGGTGAAATCGGACAGGGAATAATGCTCTACTCTAATGGTAATGACACAACCAGAGGATTTACATTTTCAAATAATACGATTAACGGAAACGGTAACAGTGGTGGAATAGGAATTAGTATATTAGAGGCTGATACCTGTACCATATCAGATATTGTAATATCGGGCAATTCCATCACAAATACAGACGGTGGTTCCGGGGCAATAAAAGTATATGATGCAGGAGGTTACACAGGCAAAAAATATTTTTGTAATGTGCGAATTGATTCCAATACAATTTATAGTGCTGCTTCAGGTGGCATATATTTAAAAGGTGCTCATAGCGATAGTGGAATTACATATATCAGAAATAATACAATTTACTCAACAAGTACAGCGTCAACAACTGGTGGTATGGTTATAATGTTCTCTGATAGTGTTTATGTTGAAAACAACTTAGTATATAATAATTCAACAAACGGGATAGACGGTTGCGGAGTTGATTTTGATTTAGGTGTTACAAATTCTGTAATGAGATATAACACAATATATGGACATACTGATAACGATGGAAGTAGTAATAGATTTCAATCATCCTCTGGTATTATGCTTTTTGCTGAGGCAGATGTAAATGGCACAGACAGTTTAAATACAGGAAATGACGTTTATTATAATATATTATATGACAATATAGACGGTATAAAAGTTTGTGGAGACAATGTCACCAATACCGATATATATAATAATGTTTGTTATAGTAATGACAGCACTGGTGTAATCATTAAAAGTGCCTTAACGGGAAGCGAATTTAACGTAAAAAATAATATACTCAGCGAAAATGATTACGGGTTAGGTTCTGAGGGTTCACTTGATCCAGACAACGACTATAATTGTATTTACGGAAATACGACAGGCGGAACCAATAATATTACAATCGGAACCAATAGCATCACCGGGAACCCCCTATTCACAGATGCTACAAATGCAGATTTTACATTAACGGCAAGTTCACCCTGTGTTGATGCTGGAACCGATGTTAGCCTGACATTAGACTTTTCAGGTAATACCGTACCCTACCCTGTTAATCAAGTATTAGTTGATATTGGTGCTTACGAATATTTATTAGGTTTGGGAGTCCCTAATTTATTAAAATATAAGACTAATTATAGAAGAAATTACTTGAGGTATTAATGAAAATAAATGATCATTTAATCATAGCCCTTAACGAAATAGGGGTAAAAGAGATTTCTGGTAGCGATTATAATCCACGCATAGCAGAATATCTAAAATCAGTCCAGATGAGGGCTGATGATGAAATACCATGGTGTGCTGCCTTCGTTAATTGGTGCTTAGAACAGGCTGGGTGTAAGGGCACGCAAAGACCAAACGCAAAGTCTTATTTAAACTGGGGGTACGATATCAAGGAACCCGTCCCGGGGGCTATTGTTGTCTTTGATAGAGGAAAATATAAATGGCAGGGCCATGTTGGATTTTTTCTTGACATGACCCCAAGTTATGTGTACCTTCTGGGTGGCAATCAACAAAACAAAGTTTCTATTAGGCCATACGATAAAAGAAGATTAAAGGGCTATCGATGGTCAAGTGAATTCATTTAAGAAAGGAGTTTAAATATGGGTATCGAAGATTTGAAAGATGTCGTAAAGGTAGGTCTCGACATTGGAGAGGCACTATCTGACGGTATCGGAATCGAAGATGTTTCTGCACTATTTGGTTTACCAGATGCAATTGCTGGTATTTCTAATGTCCCGGCTGAAATCGCTGATCTTGATGAAGCAGAGAAGGTTGAGTTAAAACAATTTGTAGCAGATAACTTCGACATTCCCGATGATAAACTCGAAGAATTTATCGAGTCTGCAGTCTCTACAGTCATAGAAATTTATGGTCTGTATGTTAAGTTTAAAGCACTTAACGATGGGGACCCAGATGCCTAAGAGGTATCAAATATATGAGGTAACAAAGGTCAAGAGGTTGAAGGTTAAATTCAACCTCTCTTTACCTATACCACAGGAAATCGCCAAATACATGGCTGATAATGGGGTGCTTAACCGGGATGAGTTAGCCAGATTACAAAACCAGATTAAAATTAGGATAAACGAGGCCGAGTCTTCTATCTGGCAAAGGCTTGCATCATTGATATATTATCGGGTGAAAGATCACATAAAGATATCACCACAAACATTATATATGTTGATGTCTAACTTCGATAAAATTAGACCATATATGCCTAATGAATTTTGGATGAAGGTTGTAGATATCATCGATAAGATTGGAGAACATCTTTATGGTAAAGAGAGAGCGAAGAGCGGAAGATAATGGAGACGATAGAGGATATAGACAACGAAGATTTTTTAACAATGGAACAATCGTCAAGATGCTTATTGCCCTACTCTTTGGGAGTGGAGCCACAGGCGGTATTTCTTTTTTAACAAACGAAGACCACGACACCATCACCTTGAATAAACAGGAAGTTCGAGTTCTTAAAGAAAAATTGGCTGGTCAAGAAAGACTATTTAATGCAAAATTAGAAACATTAAACAGTAAGATTGACGCTGTAGACGGTAAAATAGAAATTTTACTGAGAAGAACAGAATAACGAACCGAAAGGAGAACAATGACGAAAGCACCTAATATTAAGGTGCCCAATATCATTGTTGTTTCAGATATCCATGCAGGATGTCATTATGGACTATGCCCACCAAAAAATTATTTTCCAATTAGATTAGACGAAGGTGGAACATATCATCCCTCTCCCGGGCAACGGGAAACGTGGCGATTGTGGAGATATTTCTGGGACAAATGGGTACCGATGGTCACAAAAGGTGACCCGTACATTATATTAATTAACGGTGATGCCATAGACGGAATGCACCACCAAAACGTAACACACATAACCGCCAATATCCACACACAAATCAATCTCGCCTATGCAATACTCGCACCAGAAGTAGATAAATCATCAGGTTTAATATATATCAGAGGTACCGAAGTTCATGTTGGGCAAGGTGCTCAAAACGAGGAAACATTGGCTGAACGTCTCGGTGCAATGCCCAATGAACACAATAACCATTCCCGTTGGTTGGCATGGATAAGAATGGGGAAAGCCCTTATCAATGTCTCCCATCACGTAGGAACAACGGGAACTATGGCATATGAAAGTACGGCTGTCTTTAAAGAACTTGTCGAAACCTATAACGATGCTGGCAGATGGAATAGACGACCACCGGACGTTGTGGTAAGATCACACAGGCATAGATGTCTTGAGGTCAGAGTCCCATCTGTAAACACATATGCGACAACGCTGGCTACGGCTGGTTGGCAATTGAAAACGCCCTATGTGTATCGTATCCCATCCGGGAGAGCAGGCGAGGCTCAGATCGGTGGACATCTAATAAGACATGGTGACGAGGACTATGTATATACTCGGTTTTGTGTGTGGGGTGGTAAAAGAACCGGGGAGATCACGATATGAAAAAAGGATTCAGTGTAGAAAATTTATATGAACATCTCGAGGAAGAAAGATTACAAGAGAAACATTGGGAACCCACTATCCCAATGTTAATATTAAAAACAATTTATGATGCAAAGATGAAAGGAGTAACTTGGAGAGGAATTAAGCGAGCGTTAGAAAAATCAGGCTTCAATTATAGTATTCCTAAACTAAGATATAACTACGATAGAGCAATTGTTGAAAAATTATTTGACTCCGAATAGATTATTTATTATTTTATGGGAACCATCACATTAGAAAGGAGTCAATATGATTAAAGAAATTGGAGACGGGAAAATTCAGTTAACCTTAGACGAGGCTCGCTGGTATTTTCTCGCTGACGGAACACCCTGCCCCAGTGTTACGTGGATACTGGAACACATGCCTAAAGGCCACTGGTTCTACGTCTGGCTGGCCGATAAGATGCAATCCTACGATGAAGTAAGACAACTCATGAATGATCGTGGCCAAGAAGGTTCTATGGCCCATTGGGGGATGGAGCGTTATCTCCTGAATGAGACGGTAAATTACACAGATGAACATCCCGAGTTCGAGAGAGGTTTCACTCCCCGGGAATGGGAGATGGTGTTGGCCGGGAAAAGATGGTGCGACAAATACGAACCTGTAGTTAAGTGGATTGAGGTGCCTGTGTTCGGCGAGGTCCCGGGAAATTACGGTGGGACCGTCGATATGATTGTGCTTATTGACGGAGAAAAATTTGCTTATTCAGAGGGGAGAGGAAAAGAGAAAAAGATGGTGTTCCCCTACGGAGAAGGGCAGGTTCAGTTTATGGGCGATTGGAAAACATCACAAGCAATATACGATTCCCATAAAGCACAGGTCGCTGCATACGGTGTTGCCGTTTCCGGGACGGAGTTGGATGTTAGTTCTATAGGTATTATTCGGCTTGGCAGTAAGCACAAAGTCGGCTATGAGTTTTGGCATGGCAACTATCGTGATGCTCAGGCCTATAAGAAACTATTCGATGCTGCATATACGTTCTGGCAGCATTTTAACCCAAACCCGGCACCTAAAATTGTTGAGGTTCCTATGGCCATAAGCCAGAAAGAAGAGGCACCAGATGACAGAGAGGAAACTTTGTAAGTATTGTGGGCAGCCAGTAGTAAGACCAAGCCCGAGAGCAGAAAAGTGCGGAAATAATTGCCCAGCACAGGCAAAACTATATCAATACAATGCACACATAAAGGAGATGTGGAATGCGAAAAAACTGGAGACCAAGGGTCAGGCCTGATCGTCGGGGAAAGATCACCACTGGTACCAAAGGATTAAGTAGTAAGGGTAAAAAGATTCCAAAATCACTTGACTACTTTAATTTACAAAAATTCCCTGAACTTATTGAAGTGTATGGCGATAAACCAAACAAACTGATTATTGTGTTTGGGCTTGAAGATGAAACCCTCTTTTTCCAGACCGAGTATGTACTCTGGGCAAGGTCTGAGAAAGGTGCATGGAAGAAACGCTCGTGCGATGGTGAGGAATGTACACATCATGTCCCAGAAGTAATTGACGGAAAGAAATTTAACAGAGGTGACGTTCATGAATGTTTTGGATGTGGCAGTAGCGATTGCTCTATTCCTTCTGATGACCAGTGCAAGTGTTATACTGGCTTTTCGGCTTATGTTGTTGATCCGGGAAAAGGAAGGATAGTAAGTCTTACCCCCTACAGGTTCCAAACCAAC